ATACTTTCGTTCGCACCGTGCACGATCAAACGGGCATCTGGCCCTGGATATACGCGAATCCTTGGCGCTTCAACCAGGGAGGCGTTGAGCCCAACTGCGCTCGCTGGGTGGCGCAATACCCGAACGTGATCAGACCCACTCTTGACTACGACCCAGGAGAGCCGCCTGCAACGGACGGGCTGGTAGCTTGCTGGCAGTACGCGAGCGACGGCAACGTGCCAGGGTACGACGGCAACTTGGACGTGAACCACTTCTTCGGGGATAGGACCGCGTGGAAAAAGTACGCCGGGGATGTTTACATAGGCGAACAATTGTCGATTCTGGAAAACATGGAATACAAGGTGACAATCGAGCGCAAGTGAGGTATACTGGGGTTGCGCCGCAAGGTAAGTTGGTTTCTCGCTTGGTGGGGCACAGGGTAGAACCTGCACCCGGCGACACGGAGAAAAGCCCGCTCCGTTCCTCCCCTTTCGGTTAGCACCCCTTATGCGAGGGCCGCCGTCTTGCATGGCATGATCGGCGGCCTGTCGCATACTAGGCATAAGGAGGATACTATTTCTAAGTACTGGGACATAGCGGGGACAGTATCGCACAACTGTCTGTTCAACTTCATCCTAAGCATCCGAGGCGCCGGCAAGACCTACGGGCTTTTGAAGTACCTGATTGAGCGACATATCAAGTACGGGTACAACTTCCTCTACCTTCGCCGAAGCGAGGAAGAGTTGAAAACCCTCACCACCTCCAAGCAAGGGCGCCTGTTCAACCACGTTCAAGTAGAATTCGAAGGCCACGCGCTTTGGACGGAGGCGAACGTGCTCCACATGGACAAAGAAGTCATAGGATACGCGCAAGCGCTGTCTACAGCTCGAAAGATGAAGTCAGACGCCGTTATCAACGTGCGCGATATCGTGTTCGACGAGTTCATCATTGACACGACCACTTCGCAACAGAGATACATTGCCGACGAGGTAACTGCCTTTTTCGAGCTGTACGAGTCGGTGGCGCGCCCTGGCGCCCGTGACTACGACGTGCGCTGCTGGTTTCTTGGAAACGCTATCTCGCAGACGAATCCCTACTTCGACTACCTGGACTTGTCGATCCCTTTCAAATCGGACATTTGGAAGCGCGGAGATATGCTAGTGCAGCTCGTGGCACCTCCCGAGCTTATCAAGGCGAAGAAGAACACCAGGTTCTACAAGGCGCTTGGTGACTGCGCGTATACGGCTTATGCAACCGAGAACAAGTTTCTGCGTGATAGAGATACGTTTATCATGAAGAAGGGCAAAGACGCTGAATACCAGTTCACGTTTATCTACTACGATGACCTGATCGGCGTTTGGAGAGACTACAGAAACGGCTGCTATATACTTAGTGAGAGCGTTGACAAACAGTGCAGAACGGTGTATGCTGCTACTACAGAGACACATGAACCGAACTCGCTGTTGTTGAAGGGGTTCAAGAGTTCAAGGAACTTGAAGGACTTGAAGAAGGCTTATGACATGGGTTCGGTTTACTATGAGTCTCAATCGTTGGCAGCTAAGTTCAGAGATATTGTTAGGATGGGATTGTAATGATAATAACCGACAAACATGGAAATATGATTGATACCGTTGAAATGGTTGAAAATGAGTGTTATACAATCGAGGACATTGAACACGTGGTAGAAACCGACATATATATTTCAGCCTTAGTAAAAATTCGAATTTGCGACTGCGGAAAAAAAGCTCTTGAAGTATGCGACCCGGAAGAGGGAAAAGAAGCCCAATACCATCTTAGGCAGTTCATAAAACATATGAAAAAGCTAGGAAGGTACTACTGATGGCGGAACTGGTTATCATAAACGCCCGACGCAAGAACCAGGCGGAGAACGCCTATATCGGAACCATAGGCCAGGACGGCTATATCTATTTCAATGATGACATGTTCTACCGGTTCAAGACAGAAGGGACTTGGGAACAGAACCTTTATGTGCTGAACAGATTGAGGCATTCCTGGACGAAGTGCCAGATATTCGAGAAATTGTCAGCGGTAAACCTGAACAACGGAGGCGGCTCTACCGCTCCTGGAGGATCAGGCGTTGAAGGTGCCGTTCAATGGGCTATAT